GACATTCTCAAGCCCGCCGGTTGGTCAGCACCAGCCCGCAATAAAGCGCGTGGCAATATTTTCGGTGAGTATAAAATTCAATGGACAGGCCCAAACTACTTGGTCTGATAATCAGGGGGCTACGGCCCCCACTACAGCGACAGGAGAACGCTATGAAACTTTATACGAACAACAAAGGCGAATGGGCTGGAACGCAAGCTGACGCTCGCAAGCGCTTTAAAAATGATATGAGAATTATTGAGGTTCCAACCGACAAGCCAAGCTTGCTGGCATTCCTCAACGAAAATCAAGTTGGCTCATTTGATGCTCTTGGCAGTAAGCCAGCCGATAACCAACTTTCCGATATGATGGGTGGCAATCCTTTAGACAGCTTTCCAGATGCCCCTTTAAGATTTAAGATGAGCCACGGCCCTGATGGTGATGTGCGCTTGTCACGGCAGAACCCAGACAGCCACCCGCACCGCTGGGATACTATTCGGGAATGTGCTGAGAAAGCATCCTTCAAGGATCTAGGCGTTGCTCTGGCAGTGTTAATGAACCGGCTGGATGAGGTGGCCGATCAAGTCTCATAACCTGTCAAGGTAACAACTGGCAGCAGTTTATCCCAAAGAGTTTGCTATTAACCTAAAATGGTTTTAGCAAACTTTTTTACTTGCAATGTAGTCTGCAATCTCTATAATAGCATCTGTAAGCAACAAGGAGAATAAAATGGCATACGATCCGACACACGAATATGAGCATAATTACGAACCAGCTATTCAAGCTCGCAAGATGGCAAACGCTGCCCACACAAAGCGCGTCAACTGGATTGCATCTGATGATCGCGCTCAAGAGATCATTGATTTTGTAGCTGACTACAGCCCAGAAGGTGATGGTTTTTTCTCAGCTTGCAACAAAGGCATCTGGCAGTTTGGATCTCTTACACCCAACATGCGTAATGCCATAGTTAAGGTGCTGGACAAACGCGCCGCTCAAAAAGCAGAATGGGCTGATAGAGACAGCAAGTGTGAGTTTGTTGGCACTGTAGGCGAGCGCCAAGCCTTCTCTCTCAAGGTTATTATCATTGTAGAGTTAGAAAGCATGTATGGATCTGCGTACCTTCATGTATGCCGTGACGATAATCAAAATATTATTATTTACAAAGGCTCACAATATTGGGGAAGCGGCGCTGAAGTAACTTGCACGGCCAAGGTCAAAGACCATGATGTGCGTGAAGGCGTCAAACAAACCATCATCCAGCGTCCTACCAAAGTTAAAGTAAATGGGGAGAATTACTAATGGCTTGCAAACAATGTAAAGGCACGGGCCTTATCAGTTACTCACACCGGCACAACTGGTTTGATGACCGTGTAACCATCACAGAGGCTTGTGACTGCAACACAGGCCCAACCGATGCTGAAGTTGATATGCTTAACGCACGACTTAAATCTGCTTCTCTCTATGGCACGTTAGATGAGATCATAGAGATCGTGCAGGGCATCAAACACACCCCAACGCGCAACCAGCTATGGCGCAGCTATGGAGTTATCAATGACTAATTGGGTACAAGACATCATCATCACTGCGGCGATTGCTGCGGTGGTGTTAGGCTGGATCTTCGGCGTTAGCATGGGGTGGATGTGATGAATATTGCTGAACCAGTTTTCATGGCGTTTGTCATCTTTTCATCGCCAGATGAGTGCAAAGCGTTTTCTGAGTATTACGATCTTGAACGGATCTTTCTCCCTCAGTGCGTAGAAATGGGCGGTGAAGCAGATTATCGCCGCACTATCCCAAACATCAAACCACGGCCACGGCCAGAACAGGAGCAGTAACTTGGAAACTTGGGCAGAAATCCGCAACCGTCACCAGCAAGAAAAGATTGCTTTGGTCAAATCACTCGCTGATGATTACACTTATGCACAGGCCGCAAGCATTTTGGAATGGGATGCTAAGAGCCTTGTTAGATTTTGCCACTATTGGCAGATCAATTTTAAAAACAGCCAAAAAGGGGGGTATATCAATGCAGAGCCTTACATCAGCCGATCACGCACATTTGCGGTTTCTTCGGGGGCAAGTAGATCGTTTGCAAGATGAAAGCTTTAGGCTAGATCCGCACCCTAACGTGAAGCAAGATTTGGAACGCGCCAGATCAGAATTAAAATCATTTATCTTATCACTACAAAAAGAAGGAAAGAATATTCATGGATGAAACCGTGTTAGCCGCCAGAATGAGAGAGATGGCAAAGGCAGATATGAATTACGTTAAAAGTAAAGAAAGCTGGGGAAACAACCCAAGTTGGGGCAAGGTTGAGGAGTATGAAAAAACACAAAAGCAAGGCGGGCGCTTAGGAAGGCCAGATAGCTTTAAAACCAAAATCAATGAGCGTTTAGAAAAAGGTATGTCTAGGGATGAAATTGTGGCAGAATTAGGGTGCAGCCGTAATATCGTAAACCAATACATTCGCAAACGGCGCTTAGAACAGAATGCTGCGCACTCCCACGCGGCATAGATGAAGGGTCAAACCTTCTCCCCCGTCACTATCTTCTCCTTGTGTAGTGGCGGGGTTTTTCGTGGGGCCAGCAAGTTCATCACAACCCTGTCACAGTTTCCTATGAGCCAGCCCCGACTTTTGCTTATGACCAATCCTTAACAGCGAAGCAAGGGCAAGCTTTTCTTGCATATGAATTATGTCCAGATATTTCCTTGATGCTAGGAAACTTGGCGCTGTATTCCACAATTAACTCACGCAAAGCTGTTTCCTGCTCTGGTGTAAAGTTGTCCAGAAAAGCATCGTCAGCACAGCCGCCACGGCCACCCACTAGGCTCACCCCTATAGATGACTTGTTTCGGCCTCTACAGTGCGCTCCTGATCGCTCTACGGGCCTACCATAACCCACAGACCCATCACGGTGAATGATTGCGTGATAACCAATATCAGACCAATTACGTTCTTCAACATGCCACCGCCTAATCTCTGCGACTACATCATCAACAGACCGATCAGCATACCAGTTTGAATTAGTGGCAGTGCAGTGAATTATAATCTCGTTTATCTTTCTCATTTGGTTAAGCCTTTCTGCTTTTCATATGTTCTCAAGCCACCAATCCCCAGCATACCACCGAGAACAGTGAGCAGCGTTCCCATGTCAAACTCTGGCAAAGGCGGGATCTCTGTTCCCGTTAAGGCTACAAAAAAAAGGGCAACAGGATTGCCAATAAAATGCCAACCAAAAGAAAGCCCGCAGATCCAGCCAATGAAAGGGCGCCAGCCACCTTTAAAAGTGCTTCCACTTGCCGCCTCTGCTGTGTTGAGTTGTATTTGAGCGAGGGCCAAGTCTTGCGCGTGTCTATCCGACATTGTAGCAATTTCGTGCGCGAGCTTTGCCTTCTCGTCAGCATCAGGAATGAACTTGTCTAAGAGGCCAGTGACCGGCGCTATCAGCTTGTCAATCATTTCTCAGACCCCAGCCAAACGGCTATCGTTCCTGTCATCGCTCCGCTGACCACTGAAATCATTGCAGATTGCTGCGTTGACAAGTCATCCAAGCTCATTCCCCACTCAATCACGCGGATATACATAATGGTCATAACAACCATCATAAAACGTGGCATGAGCTTGTATTGCAAAATCTTTTCAAAGGTATTCGCCATGTTAAACCTCTATGTTTATCTTAGTTCCTTGCGGTCTATCCGCTGTAGTCTTGCGGCCAAACCTATCATAAGTTTCGTTTAGATCAAATCTTTGCTTTGCAAGTGCTTCTAGGTGGCTGTGGTTGGCCCTATGCTCTTTCTCTACCCTCTGCTCTACCAGATGCGTTTCTATGCGCTCACGCGATCTAGTTTGCTGGTGTATGTCCGACTGCACGTTAAACGGTGCGCTGCCTATGCCTGATAGCCCGTCAGCCATTTACCACCACCCAGCGCCTAATCCTGTCAACCATGTGCCGCCCCCTATAATAGCCGCCAGCATCGCAAATAATAATATCAAGAGTAGTGTTTCAAAGAATGCAGCCTTACGTTCTTGCTGCTTATATAGCGTTTCCTCGCGCTCTTTCTTAATCTTGCGGCGAAGCTCCACCATTTCGCGCCAAGTGCCATAGCCAAAGCGATTATTCAGCATTTGCTGCAAGTCTTTCTCTTGCTCTGCCAGCTTCTTTTGGTGAATGATTATCTGCAAAGCTTCTTGCTCTACAGATCCAGACGAAAACAGTTTAGTGAAAATAGGCGGGTTCTTACGCTGCTGTTCTGCGCGGCCAAGATCCGCTGCTGCTCCATACCACTTGCCAAGCTGGCCCGCTACATCTTCTAGCTCACGGCCCGCATAAACCATTTTCTTGACAAGATTGTACGCTTGCGTAGCCCCCGCAATAGCTGTGATAGGATCTATCATGTATCTCGCCCCACGATAATGTATCCCAAGCATTTTGCATCAGGATGTATTCTGTATATTTTTGGATAATGATAATAAAATGACGGGCGCGGGCAACGATACCGGCAAGCCTTATACATGATCCCATGCGGAAACATTCCAAAGGCAATAGATGTGAGGGCGCAAATCATGGCCCAATTATATCACATTTTACTTGACAGCTAAATTCTGAATATCGCGCCGCATCTCTTTTTGATCGTCACGCATTTCTTTTAACAGTTCATGCATCATGTCTGTTTTTTGCTCAAGAAGCTTAATCTGAGATTTACTGGTCAAAAGATTGTTAATTATCCACCATGCTGATGCAGCAAAAGCACCCGCTATGGCTATCAAAAAGCCCATGTAATCTTCAATAAACTTCATTATTCGCGCCCTAATAACCATGAACCATCAGCTTGCTGTAATCACCAGAAAGTAATTTTCCTTTGACATATTCAGAAAATTCTGGAGAACCTAATTTTAATCCACTTTCTTTCAGCCACATTTCCGCAACTACAAAAGGAATTGAAGTAACGTGACGCATATCTGATTTACGGTTATGCCCGTCTATTTGTTTTTCCTTATTAAAATCTAAAATGGCACTGACATCTTGTGAACGGCTCACGATCAGCTTGTCATCTTCTGTTTTGTAAGAGGTTTTTAGACTTAGGCTATCAGTCATCTTTTTTCTTCTTTGGCTTTTTAGGCTTTTCTTCTGCCCGCATAGCAAACTCTAATGACATCATTAGCTTTGCTTCTTCTGTTGAAACGTCAACGATATCGCCCATTTTTGCGCGTACACCATCAACAAACGGGCCTCTGTCAGTGATAATTTTAATTTTCATATCAACCTTCCATAAGAATAGAGGGGCATCTCTGCCCCCCTACTATGCCTTATTTAGCTTACATCAGCAATAACGCCGTGCGCTTTCTCTGAAGTAACCTGTAAACCCCACTCAGCAGAAATCAAGCGGCGCTCTGACAGGCCAGTGCGAGCCAATGGCTTCTGATTAGCAGTTTGCAAGTACGCAATCTCAGCGTAGCTTGGGTCAAGCACGAACACATCACGCGAGCGAATGTGACGGGCTGGAACGATTTGCAACTCACCAAAGTCTGAGATGTAAACATCAATTGCAGCGTTCAGCTTGCTATCTTCTGCTTCTTTGAAGCGCGTAGCGTTACCTGTGAAGGCAGAGATAGTTTGCTTCTGAGCAGATCCGCAAAGCACAATTGAAGGCGTTGCACCCTCATCCCAACAATCAGCGATAATTCCTTTAAGGAGCGCTTCTGTGATTGCTCTTTGAGTACCATCAGTTGCAGCAGCATTTGGATAACCAGATGTTCCTGATCCTGATGTAGTACCGTCTGCACCGCCAGTGCCGCGTGAAGCATTAGTGGTCAAGAATGCTGGCAAACCAGCAGTAACGCGAGCCGTACCAGACGCCCCTGCATTGCCAGCTACATTTGACAGACACATCTTTTCCATGTCTCGCTTCATTTCAGACAACTTATAGGCGACTTGCTTGGCTACTGTCTGAGCATTAGCAACACCATTAACCGCTTGGTTTGTATCAGAAACCTCTACAACCTTAGCGCTAATATTTGTATAGTTGCCTTTTCGCACTGCGTTTGTTGGTGCAGAGTTAGACAGCCCAACATCACCCTCTATTTGGGTGTTTGACGCTGCTGCGGCCAAATCTACTTCAGACCATTCAAAGTAAGTATTATCAACGCTGCGCGTTCCAATAGCACTCATAAAAACGGTTTCAGTAGGCGATACTGAGGCTAACGCCTCGCTTAAATCCTCGCGGATTGTTGAAACATCATATGTTTCATTTGTATTTGCAGTAACAGCCATTGCCGTATCCTTTCATTGCAAAAGTTAAGAGAGAAGAAAATTAGCAACATCATCAATGCCGCCTCTTTTCTGCATCTGCGCTCTAGCTTGTTTAGATTTTGTAGCTTTTCCTGCCGTTGCTGCCCGCTTTGCTGCCGGTTTCACTACAGGCCGCGCACCTTCTGCTTTTTTAGTAGCAGCGGTTTTGGTTTGCTGTAGCTCACGCCATTTCAAAGCATCGTTCAAGATCATAACTTCTTCAGCGGTTTTCACAGTAGAAATCTGCTCATTTGTCAGATCATAGTGCTTCTTTGCTTTAGTAGTCATTTCCTTGATAAATACAGTGCGCTTTTCTGGATCAGCAAAATCAGGCATCCATTCCTGCAAACGCATAGCTTGCTGTTCAAGAAACTGATTGTGTTGCTGTTCTTCTTGGGCGCGCTGCTGTTGCGCAACATATTGAGCCTTACGGTCAAAATCATTACGCTTATCAACGGCACGGCGATATTCTGCCTCTGCTTCTAAATAGCCTAGAGGGTCACTAGCGCGTAGTTCCTCTGATGGATATTGTGGCATAGGCGGTATTTCACCGCTTTGGATTTGCTGCATCATCTGTGCAAGCATTTGACGCTCTTGGGTCACTTTTTGAGTTACTTCCTCAACTTGCTTTTTGGCTTGCGCCGCTTCAGCCATGCCCTTTTGGATATACTTTTGCCCTGAGTACCCGCGTTTGAGTTCATCTAGGCTTACCTCTTTTTCTTCGCCATCTACTCTGACGCGATAAATAGGTTCCTCTTGAACTTCGCTTTCTTCAGCTTCTTCGTATTCCTCATCAACACTTTCTTCACTGGCATTGATCTCAGTGTCATCCACAAATTCAGCTTCAGCTTCTACCGTTTCGGGCTGACCGTCATCAGTTACCTCTACAGCATCTTCTATAGCTTCTTGCGGATTTGGGGCTTCCATAATCAAATTTTCGGCAACAGCCCCTAAGTCATTACCGTTGATTGGGTTAGTCGTGTCCACGGTGCTTTCCCTTCTTCTGAAGGAGCTTCACTGCATCCACATCGGCTTGCAGCAAATGCTCAATTGCATTTAAGGCCCGCAGAATTGCGTGTGCCTCCTCGCGGTTGGATACGTCATCCTTACCGCTACTTGCGAAAACACTTTTTTGATGTTCTCGCAAATCTTCTATGGTTTCTCTAAACCAATCATTTTGCAGCAGAGATTGTGAGCGCTTGGCTCTTGTTTCAATATCCACCAGACATTCCCATCATTTGAGCGTTATGCTCACGAATAGCGTTTTGCTCCTGCTTTACGCCCTCAACGTCAACAGCAGCGCCGTATTTACCTAGTATCTCAGCAACCTTAACGGCAAGATCCTGCACCATCTCATCACGCTGCAAATCATCATCCATGCCAAGCTTATGCATTTTATACTGCTGATCCATCTGCGCTTTTGCCATGTCAACTTGCGCTCTTGTCTGTGCCTTCATTTGCTCTGTTTGCAGGAAGGCCGCATTCGGATCTGGTTGGGGTTGTTGCGCTGCCATTTGTGCTTGCTGCTGTTGCTGCTGCATCATTTGCTGCTCAATTTCTGGCGTCATTGGCATAAAATACCTGTCTGCGTTTCTAATTCCACCCAAAGCCAGCATATCTGCCATAGTATTGCGTAGCTGTGTGAGCGTTACAACGCCGTTCTGAGGCCCGTATGTCTGATATAGCTGCTGCTGTATAGCAAATGCCTGTTGCAGCGCTACAGCGCGTTCATTTTCGCGCCCTGTGCCAATCCCGACATTAACAATGAGATCCATTTCTGCATCCCACGCTCTAGGATCTACAGGAACAAAACCACCATTTAAACGCATAAGCTGTTCATCATCAGTGTGCTTGACCATTAACTCCAACATGCGTTGAAACAATTGACGCATACCGCCTTCAGCAAAATTGCGAGCTATAACTTCAGCTTGACCCGTTTGGCCCTCTTGAGATGCAGCAATTGCCGTTGCTGTAGAAGATTTCAAAACGTCTGGATCAAGACCCTGCGCCATTTTGCTAACGCCGGTTTTGTTATCTACCAATTGGTCAAAATACTGCATAGCCGGTAAAGTCTGACCAGCCGTGAAAGGCACTGTCATTTCAGAAACCGCAGCCGGTGATTTAACCCTGATTATTCGTCCGATTTCATTATTTAAGAGATCGTCCACCGCGACCTGACCATCTACAATTTGTAGTGCTGGATTGTTCGTCAACGCCACGTTGTCCAAAACACCCCGCAACATTGCTGTAGCAGCGTCCTGATCGTCCATAACTAAGTCAACAAGAGATGTGCCAAAAAAAGCGTGTGGCTCTGGATCGCATTCAAAGATAGCGTATGGAATGTGATCTGCTTCGTAAAAATTAAGCAGCTTGTAGGAAGATCCAGCGCAAAGGAATTGATACAAAACCGGCACACCCGATCCTTCTATATCAAGTTCCATATATGCCGTTGTTACAGTGATTTTCTTTGATGCCGTAGAGGTGTTCTCATCATCGTCATCTGTAGCATACCCACGGCGCTCAAATTCTGCCTCATCGTCCATTGTGCTATACTGAGATCCATCAAGGTCAGCTAAATTATCCAAGCTAAAACCCATAGCCAAAAGGTCAGAAACACGCATTTCTGTGCTATGACCAACGCAATAGCAATCATCTATAGAACGTGCATTTCTATCTACAAAGAAATCTTCTGGCGGCACACTTTCTATGCATAGATCGCCATGAGGCATTGACCGCGCAATTTTTACATCATGCTCTGGGGTTTCTATTTCCATTCCCATTTCATCTACAGTGATGGTCATGCGGGCTTCATGCTCTAAAACCTCTACGTCATCCTCTTTTACGATAACAGTAAACGCCTCATCAGTCAGATTAGTAAACGTGTGGATCTCTGTTTCCATGTTTTCTTTGTGGTAAACGTAAGCAATCCCCGCCTTCTTCACCATAGCATCTTGGAAAACATCGTTTAGCACACGATACCCATCATGCTGCTGAAACTTGTAGCTTATATATTGCGTAGCCTGTTCTGCTGATTGGACATCTTCTGGCCCACGCGGCACAAACTCAACAGGTTTTTCGCTTGTCAAAAAAATGCGTTGAATAGATGGCTTCATGCCACGCACGACTTCACGGCACTTAGTTGCTACAACTCTTGACCGGCCTTCTTCATAGCCAATGTCAACTTCCCCATCAAAGTACCGTTGAGCTTTAATTCTTTGAGGCGCTATTTCACCGTCTATGAAATCCACAGCATCTTGAATTGCTTTGGAAACAATGCTTTCAATCTGTACTTCGTCTAATGGTTCTAAGCGCATGTTGTTTCCTTTATTGTGTCGCAGCTTGCCCAGATAAATAAGCGGTCAATGCTGCCCGCATTCTTTGTTGCGCTGCCGGTGACATATTTCTGCTTTGGATAATACTTTGATAAAGATTATCTATATTTCTTTTTTGCAACTGAGAACCTACTACTCTGCCTGTTGCGCCAACGCCCGCAACCGTTCCCGCAACGCCAAGAGCGGTTAAAGGATCTCTTGTCAACATTCCAGCAACGCCAGCCGGTGCTATTGAGGCTATAGCTGAAACTGACCCCGTAGGCGCAAATTTACCGATAAATCTTGCTATATTTTCTGCTGAACCGCCCTCAACGATTTGTGCAATTTGGTCTTTTTCAGTTTGCGTCCATCCAGCTTCTTTGCCTTGAATAATACGTCTATAAAGCGGTCTAAATTCCGTTCGCACCGCATTTTCTAAATCTAAATTGTTAGAAGTCGCTCTGGATTTTGCTAAAGATAACAATTCCTCAATTTGATCTGCCTTCATTGCCCTTGAATATAAAGCATTAGCAACTTGTATCTCAGGCGCAAGTTCAGAAGTATTTGCATCAAATGTTCGCAGTACATTTCTCAAAGCATTTTTTTCTTCACCTTTGGCGTCATTCATTCTACCAGATATTGCCCTTCTTGTAGTTTGAATGCTTGCGGCGGTCATACCCTTTTCAGCAAACCCCTCAAGAATTGAAACAACCATACGCAATTTTGTATAATCTGGGGCAACCCTAACTTTATTACTTCCCCGAACAGGAGTTAAATATCCTTGTTGATCTAATAGGCTAAAAACATCGCTGTAAATTTTATCTGTTACCGCCGGTTGCGCAGACAATCCTTCAGCTTTTTGTAATTCATACAACCTTCCAGCTTGTTTTTTTAAATCAACAGCAGACAATGGGCCTTTAGGTGCTTTTGTTAAAATTTTATCTGCTGTTTGCGCAACTTTCCCGCCGCCAACAGCACCTAAAATTTCTGCGATCATTTCAGCCGTTGGATTGTCTGGGAACAATTCTTCTATACCAGCGCCAGCCGCGCCGCCGCCAAAACTTGTTGCAGCTTCAGTAGCCGCAAATGCTGTCGGAGCTTTAGCTGCTTCTGCTCGCACAGACGCCAAAGCGTTTTTTGCACCTTGATAAATAGAAGGCGCTGCCGTTAATGCCGCTTTTGGCCCAGCTAAAGCTATTGTCGCAGCAGCCGGTATAGTCTCTCCAATTGCTTCAGTACCGCCTCTTACAATTCGTTGACTTCTTGTTTGCGGCTCCACATCTGAAATTGCCTGATCTGCGCTTAATGCTTGAAATAAATCTCGTAAACTTTCAGAACCGCCAACAGGCTTTTCACCAATTGGCACTCCAATTTTTTGCAACCCAGATGCCGCTATGTCTACTGGCGCACCAAATCCACTTGCTAAACCCTCATATATTCCAGATAAAGATTGCTCAACTATGTCAGTTTTTTCACCTGATGGAGTAGAAGTCTTTTGACGGTTGTTTAATTCACGCTCAAACATCAAAGCATTTGCAAAATCTTTTGCAGTCAGCGCTTTATTCATTGCACCTTCAATTTCTTCATTTGAAAATTTACTGAGATCCATTTTAATTCCTTGGCAAATAATCAGATGGATTTGCCTGTGAAGCAAATGGATCTGGACGGTTTAACAATTGTTGAAACGCTGCATTTTTATCAATTTCACCAGAACGATATTGCTGTACGATCTGCGCACCTAAAGCATCATATTGAGCAATACCACGCAAGGTTTCTAAAATAATTTCATTTCCTCGCGGTTGATTAATTAAACGCGGCAACGATTGTTTAAACAAAGCTAAATCCGCATCTGACATAGGCCCAGAACCCGCTGGCCTCTGCTGCGGCACTAAGGAATTGATTAAGGCAGCAGCAGCTTGCAAATCATCTAAGCCTTCAGTTTCTATTCCAAAATTACCCGCTGCAAACTTTAGTGCAGCCATACTGCCCGTTTCTGTTTCACCTAAAAGTTGCTCTAACCTGTTAATATTTGCCATGTTTCTTTGCGCATTTGCACCGACGCTAAATGCCTCAGACAAAGTTTTTGCATCTAACTTTGCAAACTCGTCAACGCCTTTGTCAGAAATAATTGTTGTTTGACTGCTATCAGCAAACTTTAAAGCTTCTTCTTGCGTCATTCCTAACTGATTGACCGCATATTCATAAGCTTGAACTTTGCTTGGCTTCTTAACCTTACCAGCCGCCATCATTGCCCTAGCATTTGCAGCAGCTTCAGTCTGGCGCAATCTTTCGTTAGCTTGCATTTCAGTAAGATACCCTGAGAAGCCTTGAGAAGCGTCCAGAGCGCGTGACTGCACTGCCTCTAAATACCTTTTAGCCACCTTATCACCCGCCTCTGCGCGTTTCTGTAGCTCTGCTACGGTGCGGTTGCGAGCCTGACCCTGCATTCGTTGCTGGCCTCTCGCCATCATCTCTGCGCGATAATTAGCAGATTGCGGGTTCATCGGATTAAGAACAGATGCAGCCATTCCAAGCTTATTCATAAAGTTTAAGCCGGTTTCCTCATCTGGCTTTCTCATACGGCTAAATAACCCTAAAAGCCCGCCTTGGTTTGGATCCATTGTCATCTAATAATCTCCTAAGCGAAAGCCCCAGCAGCTTGAAAATAATCAAAAAATCCGGGGTTGTAACCCTGCTGCTGACCCTGCAAGTTAGGCACACCAGACATAGCGCCCAAGAAAGTAGCTAAACCCTGCTGTGGAGCGCCAGTATATCCCGCATATTGCTGCTTCCCAGCGTTAATAAGTTGCTGCATCATCTGTTGCTGCATAGCTCCTTGCATCATTTGCTGGTTCTGTACGCTTTGACCGTACCCAAATGACTGCTGGCCTAAATTAGCCATTTGCTGCGCAGCGCCTAAATTTTGTTGATTAGCTTGCAAACCGGCTTGCTGATTTAGCTGCTGAGAAGTCATGCCTTGCTGTGCGCCAAATTGGTTGGCTACATTTGATGCACTAGCGCCAAATTGATTTGCGGCATTAGCAGCCCCCGCACCAAACTGTGCAGCCTGATTAGCCGCCATTTGATTAGCTGCGTTTACTGATTGCTGCTGCCCTACATCAAATTGTGAAGCCCCAAGAGCAGTGTTGAAACCTTGAGAACGCAACCTTGCAGATTGATCCAGTGCTTGTTGAGCAAAGTTTTTATTAGTCTCTGCCTCTACCAAACCGTGCCGTGAGCCGCCAAAAGCGTTAGCTGATGTAGCTTGCGCCCCTGCTGCATTCATGGCTTGCTGACGCGCTCCCTCTACATCTCGCAAAGAAGCTTGCACAACTTGATTTTCATATGGATTTTGATAATTAGCCATCCCAGCAGCAGCCGTTTGTGGGCCTCCCTGCATAGCTGCATTATACCCCGTAGACTGATAACCAGTTGCGCCGTAACCAGTTGGGCGCACCTGTTGCGGGCTATATCCCATTTGGGCCTGTGTTCCAGCTAATGCCGTTTGCTGTGCGTTAGCCGCTTGCGTATAAGGATCTTGCGCAATTGCTGGCGGCATGGGCCTTCCAACGCTATACATATTTGGGCCTGTTCTGCTGGATGGCATCTGTGACATTGCTGGGTTTGCTGAACCGCCCATATTATTTACCTCTCCTGCCGCCGCCCTGCATCTCTAATGCAACAGGCTGATTTGATGGTGCGCGACTTCCCATATCACCCGTAACGGGATCTATTGAAAAGCTGTTTAAATAATCATATTGCGCTGGCCTATTTTCCTGCAATTGCTGTTGAGCTTGTTCAAAAATTGGCGCTGAAGAATATCCAGAAACCCCGCCATCATATTGCGTTGGCTCTGGAAGATATGATTGCGGCTGCCCATCTGGCCCTGCACCAGTAGGCATCCCAAAAGCGCTTGCCATTTGATTAGTACCTTGAAAAGAGGCTTGCTGCATCGGACTAAAGGAAGCAACGTCTGGCCCATAATAAGGCACATATCCTGTTGACGCCACATCGCTTCCCATGCCTATACCTTGCTGATAGGCCGTTTCTAAAAAGGCTGGAACGGTTGCCTTAGTATTAGATGTTCCACCACCACCAGACATTTTTATATCTCCTTAATAAAGTTTGCATGAAGCATTTTCCAATTTAACGGTGCTAAGGGCTTTTTCCACCCAATGCGCCCCGCCATAATTGCTGCCGTGCAATTTTGTTCTTTGGCCCAAGCCTTAACGTCAGTGTCCATGTCTAGTATTTGATCCAATTCGCCACCAGCCAAAAAGATGTTTAAAACTCTCTTTCTAGGATATACCACAATTTCAGTAACAATACACCCCTTGGGCGCGGGCCATAGCTGCATACGCCCTTCCATGATGCCTTTCTCAATATCTTCCCATTCGTGAGTACCGCCACAATAGGAAAGAGCATCTTCTATCCATTGCCTACAACGCTGTAGCTGACTTATTGGAGTGAGATCATTCATGTTATCACCATGCCGAAAGCGCAACGCGCTTCCATATTGCTGTACTGCCATTATATGATGCCGTGCAGACGTAAATATAATTCGTATCCCAGCTAATCATTCCAGAGACATCACCGGCAGATCCAACATTTGAAGCCGGTACAGATTGCTGCGTTGCTAATTGCCGAAATGATCCATCCAAAGAAACAACAGCATATTTCTTGCTTTCATCCCAAAGAAAAACACCATCCTCTGATGGATTGTCAGAAGATCCTTTAAATGAAATCTTAGATAAGTTTCTTTGAAGATATTGCGATAACTGTCTCCCCCATTCAGCCAAATCTACACCTATCGGCGGGGGCAATGGACTAGGCATTATCTTTTACCTGCTGGCAAAGTATCAACCCTCATGTTTCCAACACGCCAATCAGCGTTTGTTACTCCCTCAATCCTCATTCTCATTTGACGCCCAGAAAACCTTACACCTGTAGGATTGGCTGGTGCATATGGCCCATGCTCTTGCTCAGACCCATTTGGATAAAACCTTGTTTTAAATTTTACTTGCACTTGGCCCTGCGTAGCCTCATCAGGAATAAGCTGCATCACATTCATAATGTTATCGCCATTACCTAATGAAATAGGGCCGGTTTCAGCAAAAACTGATTGGCTGTCGTATGCGTGTCCAACCTCATGCTCATATAATGTTTTATTATTTCCAGCAAGCAAAGCAAACCTAAATACGCCCCTTGCAACACCAGAGGATCGGCCAAGATCACCAATAACCCAATGGTTTTCTTGAAAATCATAAGCAACATATTTATCTATATCTGCGCTACCAGAAGAACAATAAAACCACCAGATTTCATTATATTCTGTATTAGCCCACGCCCAAACTTGACTTTGCTGCGACCTGTTAAAGTTGTTAAAAACATGATCGTGAACATCGCACGGCAATTCTCTAACACCATTGCCATCAAAATGATGAAAGCCCCGCTGACCCATCCAAAAAACACCGGCATCAACATCAGCAGCCGCTTTTCGTGAAATTGCACCACACGCGGTTCCTACTCTTTGGTTTGAGTAAACATACGGTGGCCCCAAATATCTCATGGCATGAGCGTCTACATCAGTAATAATTAAAGTTTGCCCGCGTGTTCTAATCCCTTGCATAATTTGCCCAGATGTTTGCAGCAAAATATCACCGGCTTCATTTGTTGTAGCGGGTGTCCATACAGTGTTTGCCTCACGATCACACCACTGCACCTTTCTAGGATCATCACCCGCTCCTAGCGCAAAAATAAACCGTTCTTCTGTAACGACTAAACCTAAATTTTTAGTTGGTGCGTTTGTCAAAACAGAAGCCGTAGAGGGATTGGCTGATTTATCCCAATACCAAATTCTGCCATCTGATGAAGAAGAAGCTATTAAATCCTCACCCCAATTATCTATTGACCAAGTTGTAGCCTCGTCAAAATTACCATCATTGGGCCGCGCTGTTCCATATTCAGTTTCACCATAATCACCATAACCATATCCAGTAATTACACTGCCACGCTCTAACTCAGGAACCCGCCGTGCCGAAACATTATTCAATGAGCTTGGAGTAATGGCCGTTAATGTACCACCGCCATTCATTAACTTTAACTCATTATATGAACCGCCAGCTATATAAGCTGTGCCATCATTTGCTTCCCACGAATGCATGCCCCGCAATGTATTTGATGCAAAACTAGCTTTTCTTGTTTGCCACCCCTTTACAGGCCGCAAACTATTATCACGCCAACGAACTAAACTGCCATCACGCCATCTACCAGTTTGCTCTAAATCAGTGCCATTTCGGTAAAATCCTGCGGGTATATCTAAGGGTACTAAAGTCATTTACCGATCCTGATTACAGGGTTGCGTTAGAGTTTACATTTCCAGCCACACTTAAATTGCCACTACTATCTAAAGTCATTAAAACTGTTGTGCCGTTCTTGAACTGCAAGGTTGTTCCAGACTTTACAATTTCCCAATGCCCGCCAGTACCACCAGAAATAAAATGGCTATCTGCGGTAACGGTGTCATCCTTTAAAAGAACGCTATCAATAGTTACGCCTGTATTAGATGAAACTTCTGTAATTGTATTTGTGTAAAGGTGGTTGCCAGAACCTACGTTTAAGCTTCCTGTTAATGTGCCGCCACCAGTAGATAGCTTTCCATCAATCTGTGTTTGTACAGCAGACGAAACGCCAGATAAACGCCCAAGCTCCGTAGATGTCACGGCTGAAACTGCGACCTTACCGCTTCCATTTGATATAACAGCACGATTTACCGTTAAATTAGACCCATCAATTGTTGTAGCTGCCCCAGTTATAGTAGGTTGTTTTCCATTTAATTGCGTTTGAATATTGCTGCTTACATTATTTAAATGTCCTAACTCTGTAGTAGTGATCGTTGAAGATACCGCCACCTTACCGCTGCTATTTGAAATAAGCGCCCGTCCAGCAGTTAAATTACTGCTTGCGATAGTCGTTGCCCCGCCAGTGATAGCAGCGGGAATGTTATTTAATTGCGTAGCTGTAGCCGTAATTGCTGTGCCGTTTACAGCCCAATTTCCCCCCGATAGATCAGGTCTAATGCGCTCTACGGTTTGGCTGTCTCCATCAGTATAAGACGCCCCGTATAAAAGGCTGTCTATTTTATCCCAATTTTCGTTTAACTCACCGCCCCAGCTATCGCTATCTGCGCCTACAACTGGCTTATTAAATTTATAATTTGTGGTATTTACAGCCATATTTTACATCCTTTGTTGTGCGCAATGTACCACGCTATGCGGCCTCAGTCCATGTTTCACTACTAACTGCTTGTTCAGTCCACGTTCCATCGGAAATTTGTTGCACCGTATAAACTTCCACGCTTTGGAAAGGCTCTAACCAACCCCTTATTTTAACATCAAAACCAGAATATAAGAAAGATCCGCTTGCAAAATCAACAGTCATAACTTTGGTTATCGTGACATCAAACACAGCCAGCGAAAACGCGCCGCTATCGGCTGGCATTCTGCTGCCAACCCTAAACAGAGCATTATTGCCAGTATAAGCAAACGACCCACCCGCAAGATCAACATTCATCGCCTTTTTAAACGGGATGACATTACCAGTTGTTGCAAAAACGCCAGCATCAAGCTGCGTATTCATCGCAATTCTGAATGACGCATCTTGACCGGAATAGGTAAACACACCAGCCGGTGTAAATTCTGTAATATCTTCAGTTATGGATTGGCCGGTAACAACGAACAATGCATGAGAGGCATCAAACCTAAGCGCCTTTTGCAGCGTCACAGCTTGCCCTGTGGATGCGAAAGATCCAGACAGTACATCTACGCTCAGATTGAACGACATAGGCGCTGCATGGCCCGTTAGAGCGAAGCTGCCAGCTTCTACAGCCTCAGATATATCTTCAGTAATATTCTGGCCTGTAGTCGCAAAAGATCCAGATGCCAGAGAGATGTTAAACTGCGCATTAACCGCCGCGTCTTGACCCGTTAAGGCAAAGCTTCCAGCGTCAAATACTTCACTGATTTTTTCAGTGATTTCATGTCCGGTTAAAACAAATGAACCAGAGGCCGCTGAAATGTTAAGCTGCGCATTTACATCTGCATCTTGACCAGTAAGAGAAAAAGAGCCGCTCTCTGCGTTTTCCCTTAACGCCTTTTGCAGCGTTACATCTTGGCCGGTAAGACCAAACGAAACGGGTTCAGCAATCAGGCCAAAGCCAAGCTCAAAGATAACAGTTTGACCTGAGACAGCGTAAGAACCCGCCGCCAGATCCACATTCATCGTTTTGCTAAACTCAGCCGCCCTACCATTTAGAACGTACTGACCATCAGGCACAAACTCAGTGATGAGTTTTGCTGCGCCCTGCCCACTAACCGCAAACGTGCCAGTATTTACCTCAAAGATATAATCCTGAGTTCCTGAGCTTGCTATTGGCCCTGCGGCTAGTGGGGTAAAGCCCAGCATTTTAGTTTGCTACAACTTCTTTTTCTGGATGTTCTTCCAATGATTTAATCAAAGAAGAAACGAATGCATCATATGCTGCTTTTTCCCGATCAGCGGCCATTTGCGCTTGCTTAGTGCGAGCTTGACATTCTTTTACTTGAGCCAAGAAATATTGTTGCTGGTCATTAAACCCAGACGGGTCATATTCTTTATCGTTTATGTAGATAACATTATTTTCTTCAGCCATTTTTATCCCCTACGGTTTAGTCGGCCAATCGCTATCGGCCAAATTAGGCCAATTCGCATGGGTGGTTATATCACGCAAAGCCTGACGATAAGTCTTGATTGCAGTTGCATCAGAACCAGTTTCAAGCGCCCTGAGAATATCAACGTCAGCGGCTTCTAGCAGTTGGTTTCTAACCGCACGATTGTTTGCCTCTAACTCGGCGCTTGTATGAGCGCGTGGAACACCCTCTAGCGGTACATCGTCAGCATTTACATAGATATAAACTGCTTCAGAAGTTAAATCGCCAGTTGTTTTGTTGTAATGAAAATATGCCATTAGACGTTCACCCTATATCCATATGCAGCTACCGTGTTAAACATGCTCCATAAAAGTTTTACGCTACTGCCACTTTCAATAAATCCATAAAGACATGCTCTAATGTTACCCGCGCCATCATGTTCAGTAATGCCCGTGCTTGCGCTGGTGTTGAGACTATTTACAAAATCTAAATCTACAACAAACCCTGTATTAGCAGTGACAAATTGCGACCTTGCTCGTCTCCCACCACCAACATCGCTCATGTTGGCGTAGAAAAATGTTCCATTTCCTTGACCCGTTATAGTAATAACGCCGCCAGAATTGGAATTGCCACTTGGAGCCGTTCCTGTCGTATTACCCGCAATATTTTGGTAGTTAAAATATAGTGCATTGTTATCAAAAACTGGATGTCCTAACCCCCCAACGCCAGCCGCAGAAATTGCGTTTTTTGTAGTGGTGTCAATACTTGCAATATTCTGCAATTGCCTTGAGTTATTTACGACCGTTGTGCCGCTTATTTGAATAGCCATCGTCGCTTCCTTTCGCTATTAGCTTTTCATGGATTGGATTTCAGCTTTCAGATCATTGATCTGAGTTTGCTGTTCTTTGATCGCCTCAATCAGCAGGCCGACCATGTTGCCGTAAGCTACGTTTTTAAATCCCGTTTCTGGATTTTGACGAACTGCCTCTGGCAAAACCTTTTCAACGTCTTGAGCAATTACGCCCGTAGCACGTTCCGTAAAGTTTGGTTTTTTGTTAGTTTCATTTTCTGAAAAAGCGTCGTTATCCCAATCAAAAGTAACACCGCGCAAAGCAGTTACTTTGTCTACCGCACCTTCAATAGTCTCAATGTTCTTTTTATAGCGAATGTCTGAGGTGCTGTTTAAATCACCATTTACGGTCACACCGCTGCTAGACGTTTCTACCTTGGACGCCCCATTATGGTACATTCTGGTGTAAGAATTATGAACGGCGTAAAACAGCCACTCATTGTTTACATCGTTATAAATACCTGTGCTGCTGCTGTTGTCATGCATAAACACAGCACGACCACCAATGCTGTAGCCTTCCCAACCAGTATGAGCGCCACCATCAATTTGAATAGAGCCGTAGTTGCCAGAGACAGGCTGGAAATAGCCGTTGCCGCTATCGCCTAAACGAACACCTGTGGTATTTACATATAACTCAGTTGAACCCCCTACAGTCATACTAATTTGGTCAGTATCAAACTTTATGTATGTGTTGGTGTCGCCGTGGTGGAACAACTGATCGCATCCGTAGATGTCATAGTTATTCATATCTAAGTGGCGAGCCATTTCAAGATAAGTCGCACCTGTGGTGAAGTTAGCGACATTATTGTGGTAGAGCGTAACTCCACCGTTTTCTTGCATCTGCACAGCCCAATCGCCGTTCTCATCATCATAAAAACCAGCCGTTGAGCCATCGGTCATAAATGACCAGCGACCTTCATTTGAGCTATTACGAATTTGCAAGCCAGCCCAAGTAGAAGTTGATGATGTAATTTGCAGCAAGTCTGCGCGGTCTGTACTCTCTGCAAGATTTACTTGAGACCCAATGTTGATGCCCGTGACAGAGGGTGTTGCTGGTAAGCTGTAGTTGTTAGCGTTGGTGGCAATTGTATCTAGCTTCGTTCCATCCGCTGCAACATCGCGGCCATCAACGGTGCCCCCAACAAGGATACTACCGCTTGTCCAGATATTAGTACCTAACGCAACTTTTGGAGAACCGTTTATAACGTGAACAGTCTGATGACTGCTTGCCATAGTACCATTACCGTTGTTTGGATGGTAGTAAGATAAACCATATTGATTGCCAAAATCAGATCCGTTAGCAGCATTGCGGTAAGATGTTCCCATACTCCATATATGTTGCGTTTTGTAACTATCATATGTTCCAAAAATACCTTGATTACGGTTTGCAGTAGGTACAATAATAGCGGCGGTAAGGTTATCATTGGCATCACTGCGTAAGAAACTAGCGCCGTGAATACCATCAACAGTATCAGCATCACCAACACTCACACTCAGAGTAACATTGGCTGAACCATCCCAAGATACAGAACCAGATGCGTCACCACTTAGGGATAGTGTTCTGGCTGTAGTCCATTTGTCAGCATTAGGGTGATACGCATCATTGAAAACACGCTGTAAGCCAGAACCTTCATCTACTTTAAAGGCTCCATTTTTACTTTTTTGTATATCCCAGCCGCCCCAATTTGCATCCAAGAAACCGTACTCTGTGCTGCCCCCATAAAGCTGAATGCAATGAGCACCAGCGCCATTAAACATAGTAAGCCCGACAGTTGTTAAAGTGTCAGTTGGTTGAATTTTTAAGTTGCGAGCAACGTTGCTGCCTGCCCTAAATCTCACGCCGTTGACGTTTAAGTCACCAGTTATAGTACCGCCGCTTAAAGGTAGTTTGGTGCTGTCAGCTACAGTGATATTCGCAGAGCCGTTAAAAGAAACACCGTTGATGGTTCTTGCAGTTGTTAGCGTGTCTGCATTGGGGTGGTAGTTATCGTGAAATACTCTTTGACCGCCAAAGTAACCTTGAGCATAAAGCTCCCCAGAAACATAGAGGTTATTACCGCCACCACTAGCACCAATTTGTACATGTTGCCCTGCGTTGCTATATTGAAGCCATAGATCATCTGTACCAGAAGATGAGCTACTTTTGCCCCAAATATGCCTGACTTGTATGCGTCCATCGCCAGAACCGCCAACATTTAACATACCGTTGCCCGAGTTGTACGTTGAGCTACTGTCAATAGTTAAATCACCAGTCACAGTATCGCCAG